AGCATTCTTACTAGATCCAGAAATGGCTTCAGTGGCTTACTTACGTCCATTCCAAACTAATGAGCTAGCCAAAACTGGCGATGCTGATGTAACTCAACTATTGGTAGAGTACACATTAGAAGTTAAGAACGAAGCAGCACACGGTATCATTGCTGACTTAACTTAATAGTTAGTTAGATATGTGGGGAGGGGAAACTCTCCCCCATTATGAGGTCTTATGAGCAATATAATATCCAACGGCATTACAGATACATCATTCATAGATAACGGTGATGAACTAATCATTGCTAAGAGCCAAGACATAACTGGCATTCTTGAGATGAATAAGCGTGAGTACGCTGCTCAAGACGAACGTAAAAGATGGAGTGAGGATGCATTCGGCAACAAGGTAGCATCTATACCGCTCACAGTTTTCGCAGAATTAGAAAAGCAAGGCATAACACGAGGCTTTGCAGTAATAGACAAGAAAAGATTTAACGCATGGTTAAACGACCCTGATAACAGGGCATTTCGCACAAGGGCAGGGCGCATCTAATGGCATTGACAAACTACGCAGACTTACAGACTACGATTGCCAGTTACCTAGCACGTAGCGATTTAACGGCAATGATTCCTGACTTTATCAGGCTTGCTGAAACACGACTACGCAGGGAGTTGCGTATACGTCAAATGCTAAAGGTAGTAACTACGACAGCAGTAGCAGGCGATTCTACAGTAGAGTTACCGTCAGACTTCTTGCAGATGCGTGACATACACCTAAACACAAACCCTGTAGCAACATTAGAATACCAGTCACCTAGCGCATTATTCCGTAACTCTCGCACTATGGACTCTGGTCTACCGCATCAATATACTGTACTAGCACAAGAGTTTCAATTATCTCCAGTCCCAGACAGCAACTACACAGTAGAGCTTCTATATTACGCAGCACCAGTATTCATGAGTGACACAGTACCATCAAATGCATTTATGGCTATCTGTCCAGACCTATTACTTTACGGTGCTTTGGGTGAGGCAGAACCTTACATTATGAACGACTCACGTCTACAGACTTGGGCTTCATTGTATGAACGAGGATTAACTGCTTTAACAGTATCAGATGATCAAGGCGAGTACGCTGGTTCACCAATCTCAATCTCAATAGCAACACGATAAAGGATTTATTATGTCAGAAATGTCCAACTACCTAGAAAATGCGCTGATTAATGTAACGCTACGAGGCACAGCTTACACAGCTCCAACAACAATATACGTGGCACTTTATACAAGTGACCCTACAGATGCTAATACAGGAACTGAAGTATCTGGTGGCTCTTACGCACGAACATCCGTAACATTTGCTGCACCATCTAATGGTGTTAGCTTATCTAACGCAGACTGCACATTCCCACAATGTACATTGGCATGGGGTACGGTTGGCTGGATTGGATTAATGGATGCCTCAACATCTGGTAATCTTTTGTACCACACTCCACTAGATGCTTCTAAAACAATTGATGCAGGTGACATATTTAAGATTGCTTCTGGCAGCCTTTCAGTAACATTATCTTAGGATAAAAAATGGCTCTTATAGTCAAGGATAGGGTACAGGAAACAACGTCTACCACAGGAACAGGCACGCTAACACTTAGTGGTGCTGTATCTGGCTTTAAGACATTTTCCTCTGCGATAGGAAATACTAATACAACTTACTATACTATTACAGATGGTGTTAACTGGGAAGTTGGTATTGGTACTGTCGCTGCCGGCACTTTGTCTAGGGACACAGTCCTATCTAATAGCTTAGGTACTACGGCATTAATTACATTTGCTGTTGGAATTAAAAACGTATTTGTTACTTATCCTGCTGATAAAGCCGTTACTACAGATGATGTACAAACACTCACAAATAAAACCCTAACCAGCCCTACACTAACTACTCCAGCACTTGGTACTCCTGCATCTGGTACTTTAACTAATTGTACTGGTCTACCAAATGGCGGTCTTGTAAACTCAAGCATTACAATCAATGGTTCACCTGTTAGTTTAGGTGGCACAGCAAGTGTTGGTACAGTAACTAGCGTAACTGGTACATCACCTATTTCTTCTACTGGTGGTGCTACTCCTGCTATTTCATTAGATGACACAGCAGTTACCGCAGGTTCATATACTTACGCAAGTATTACAGTAGATGCAAAAGGTCGTTTAACAGCAGCATCAAATGGTGCAAGTCCTAGTGCATTCCCTAGTGGGACTAGAATGTCTTTCCAACAAACCGCAGCACCGACAGGTTGGACTAAAGATACTACAGCAGCAATAAATGATAGCTCATTAAGATTTGTTACTGGAACTGCAGGTTCTGGTGGTTCGGTTGCGTTTTCTACTGCATTTGCAAGCCAAGCAGTAAGCGGAACGGTCGGGACATCTGGGGCATTTACTTTAACATCATCTGAAATGCCAGCTCACAACCATATGCAAGGTCGTGCATCAGAAGCGTTAGGTATTGTATATGGTCGTGGTGCAACAACAGGCGCACAACGAGATTCATTGGTAACAAACACACAAAACTTACCATATACATCAACAACTGGTGGAGGTGGTTCACACTCACACTCTGGTGGCTCATTTACTGGAACAGCAATTAACTTAGCTGTTAAATACTACGACTTTATAATAGCAAGCAAAGACTAATGGCTAAAGACGCTAAAATTATTTGCCCAATGATGGGTGGTAAGCCATGTGTTGAGGATGGGTCTATTGTTGATGGTGAATTAGTGGCTTGTAGATTTTGGGTTACTGTTCAAGGCTTACATCCTCAAACAGGTGAAGTTATAAATAATTCAGATTGTGCTATGTGCTGGACTCCAGTATTAATGATTGAGAATAGCAAGGTAAACAGAGAAACTGGTGCTGCAATTGAATCATTCAGAAATGAAATGGTTAAAGCAAATGAAACAAGCACACAAGTATTACTTGCAACAGCACATAAAAATTTAATAGAAGGGTAAGTTATGAAACTTTCAATAATTCCTATTGATAAAACAGTATGTAAAGATGGAATATGCTATATGAATTTTATATTAGATAATATTCCTAATAATGTTCATGCCTTACAATGGCAAGATACACAAGGATGGATTGAATATAATGATGGTGCTAATAACGAATTAATTTCTGAATTACCGCAATGGGCAGAAAATGCATTAACTGTATGGGAAGCAGCAGCAGCACCAAAGCCTAGTATTCCATACACGGCAGAAGAAAATAAAATCGTAGCTAGATCCAGACTAGAAGCAACAGATTGGACAGCAATCCCAGATGTAGGTAACCCTCAAGTATCTAACCCATATCTAGGGAATCAAGCAGAATTTGCAGCCTATAGGAATATAATAAGAGCATATGCAATTAATCCTATTGATGGGGACATTGATTTTCCTATTGCACCAACTCCTCAATGGGTTACTGTTTAATTTAGGAATTAATAATTTATGTTTGGATTTGCAGCATTTTCTCAAATACCATTTAGCTCATTAGCTAGTCAAATAATATTAGCTTCTGCAAGCATTGATGGGAATGCTTTAGTTACTGCAAATAGTTCTGTAACTTATAATGCTCAAGCAGCAATAATAGCAAATGCCAATGTAACTGCTAATGCTTATGCAATACGATTAAATTCAGCTCAAATTAATGGGCTTGCAATCGTTAGTTCTAGTGCAATTAGGACTAGGACATCAAGTGGAAGTATTAATGCGTTAGCGAGCGTTTCTAGCGGTTCTAGCGTTATTTACAGCGCAAATGCTGTGATAACTGGCAATGCTATAGTACAATCGTCATCAATACGCATAAGAACATCAAGTGGTGCTATTAATGGTATCGCCACAGTAACAAGTGATGCAGTTAGAATTAGAACTTCAACTGGTTCAATAAATGGAACGGCAGTAGTTACTGCACTTGGTGGTGTTGAGTATAGTGCAGATGCACATATTACTGGCTATGCTTATGTAAATGCTTACGCAAATCCAATTTATTCTGCATACGGTCAAGTAATAGCAACTGCAAATGTAGTTGCCAATGGTACAAAATTAGGTGATAACTGGACACCAGTACCAGTTGGTGACAATACTTGGACAGACACAAATGTAACAGCAAATACTTGGACAGACGTGCCAGTAACAAGCAACACATGGACAGATACATCGGTAACATCAAATACATGGACAGATATACCAGTAAATAGTAATACATGGCTTTTAAAGGGATAAATTATGGCTAAGAATAAGATAAGTGAGTGGAGTGCTACGGCAGCAAATAACACCGACATTGGTGGCATAGATATTGCCGAGGGTTGTGCGCCATCTGGTATTAATAATGCTATCCGTGAGTTGATGGCTCAAGTTAAAGACCAGCAAACTGGTACTGATGCAGATAATTTTACTGTAGGTGGTAACTTAACTGTTACTGGCACTACTACATTGACAGGTATTCCTACTGCACCAACTGCTGCTAGTGGAACTAACACCACTCAATTAGCCACAACTGCATTTGTAGTAGCAGCATTAGCTGTGTTATACCCAATTGGATCTATATATTCTTCTACTGTTTCTACTAATCCAAATACATTATTTGGGTTTGGCACATGGGTAGCATATGGAGCTGGTCGTGTATTAGTTGGTAATGGCGGTGGCTTTACTGCTGGCGATACTGGTGGTAGTGCTGATGCAGTAGTTGTTAGTCATACTCATACAGCCACATCAGTAGTAACTGATGCAGGGCATACACATCCTGTTCAATTAAAAACAGCTAACGGAAGTGGTAATGGATATAGTGTAGCATCAGGAGCTGGTACTGGATCAAACTTAACACTTCTTGATCCTGCTACAAATTCAGCTACCACAGGAATTACTGTAGCTACTACTAATACTTCTACTGGAGTAAGTGCAACTAATGCTAACTTACAACCATATGTCGTAGTATATATGTGGAATCGTACTGCTTAATGGCTACTCAACGCATAGCATTTACAGAGTGGACACCAGACTTAGCCGGTGTTGCTGAAAACTTGTCTGTTGCACAGAATGTAGTTCCTACTGCATTGGGCTATAGTCCATTCCCATTAGCCGTAGATTATTCTGCTGCTGCAAGCGAAGACCTTAACAATACTTTTGCTGCTCGTTTTAGTGCGACTACAAATATATTTGCTGGCGGTGCTACCAAGCTATTTAAGT